ATCTGCCCCTTGCCCTTGTCGGCGGTTTTCAGCTGGAATCCGCCGGTCGATAGCGCGTTCATAAGACGAATAGCAATGAAACCACCGTTTGTCGCACCGTTCTTGTCGGAATAATCACCCACAAGCCAGATGTCCGCAAAGTCAGTCGGTGAAAGATCGCGCCGAGGAACAACCTTCGTCGTATCTGTGCCGTCGATGTCAGCCGCCGCCATAAGAGATTTCGCGGAGGCAGTCGTAGCCGTTACATATGTACCGGAAAGTTTCACTTCGACATCGTCCATCCGCTTCATTTCCATTGTGTTCTTTGGGCAGTTATTACAACTCGCAATTTTGCACAAATTTTATGTATGTTTTTGTCTGTTTCCGCTCAATATCGGTCTTTTTATCGCCTGATATGTTCATCACGCCGATTCTTGGCGCACATTCTTGGCGCACAACTTCCCGTTTCCGCGCTACTAACGAACTTCCGCAAATCTTTCTTTGCATTCATTGAGCTGCTTTTCCAGCTCCGAAAGATAGGCGTAAATTCCGTATAATGCATCGTAGTCATCTTCACACGGTTCATTCTCGCCCTGTGCCATAGTTGTCCAGCATTGCCGAATCAATTCAACGCCACAGTGCAGTTTCATGTGAATTTCGTCAAGGTCTGACAATCGTTTCCACTGATCTTTTTTCATGCCTGATTTCCTCCTTCACCTTTCAAGATCGTTTGCAGAACGGAAAGCGCCTGATTGTCCGGAAGCGAAAGGGCATTGTTCGCCGCGCGTGTAATTTCATCCGGCTCCGGCATGCGCCGGTTCCTGTAACTGGCCTGAATTGCGCCCCTCGCGTCATGCACGGCTTTTGCGGCCTGCAGCTGCTGCGCAGTCTCAAGATACTGCGTTACAGCTTCTTCGTCTGCGTATGCCAATTTGCATTCAAAGATCGCGTTGCAAACGATGTCCATAATCACGGAAACGCGGTCTTCGACGTCCTCCCAATCGTCGTGCGTCTTTGGCCGGTCTTCCTTGCTACCAAGATAGTCGTTCCAGAGCGTGCAGAGCAATCTATGGGCGCGCTCGATGTCGTACAGCGGCGCATAGATCGCGTTTGATATAGTAATACGTTCGTCCGCGGTTGTTTTTTCTAAGTACATAAAGACCCTCCTTGTTTTTTCGAGCGGGAGGCGGTAGAATAAATACCGGCCTCCCGTGTTGGTTGGCTGTGGCTCCTATATCCGTTTAGCTTGGTTGGCGGTTCGGATATGGGGGCCTTTCTCATTCATCTGCGTGGCAATCTGCGGCCTTTTCGGTGTCGTGGGTATAGTTACCCTCTCCGCTGGTGTCGGCAGGTTGTGCGTCCTGCTGGCTGGCTTTATTTTTGAAATGCGCCGCCCTCTTTGCCCTCTGTTCGTCTGACAGTTTGATATTTGGATTTTTGCCGAAGCGATACGGATATAAAGAGCAATCCGGAATGGGGCACAACCCTACTTCTTTAGCGGAGCCGCAACAGCAGTCCATGCACTTGGCCCGAATTGCCTTGATTGGTGTAAGCATATCCTCACCCCCTTATGCTACGCAAAAGCGTTTTGTCTCCACGCTTTTGGTGAATTTTTCGCAAAGTTCGGGCGCTGCCTTACGGAGTGCAGTAGTATCAAGGCGGGAGGACTTAACCGCTGTCCAGCGCACCTTGTATTCTCCCGCCGCCAGTTCGTCCACGCCCTGCCGGGTGAGTTCCGCTTTAATGGAATCTTTGATGTTCTCCATCTCGCTTTCCAGTTCTTCCATCATCCGCTGATACTCCTTGTATGACCTGATGGCCTCTCTCAAATTCTGTTCGCTCATGGTGTGTACCTCCTATGTTTTATTAAGGGAACTCCGGCGGCGGGTGGCGTTGCAGCTGTGGCCTCATCTGCTTCCCATTCCGCATCCTTGTCCGCTCTTATAGGTGTTCTTGCTTTCCCTCTCGGTACTCCCGTCCACCTTGTGCCGGTGTCTTAACTGTTTTCGTTTGTTCCCTTGCTGTGATTATATAATATCATATTGCGCAACGATATGCAATTGGCATAATAGACATAATTGCGCAACGATATTTGTATATTTTTATCATTGCGCAATATATACAAGTTATGGTATAATGCGGATAGTGGAAAGGAGGCCCTATTTTAGGGCACCGCCACCACTGAATAGGAGGTGCAAATATGGCAACATCAAAAGCGCAGCAAAAAGCGCAAAATAAATGGATTGCAAAGGCTTATGACCGCATTAACCTTACCGTCCCCAAAGGCCGGAAGGAGATCATCCAGGCCCACGCGGAGGCCAACGGCGAAAGCGTAAACGGCTTTATAAACCGCGCCATTGGTGAAGCTATGGGAGAAAGCCCACAGAAGCCCGCAGGAGCGCCGCAAGGCGATGGGGCTATCCTTACCCCTGCCGCACTTAAAACGGCGCAGGAGGCCGCGCAAGCAGCCGAAGAGACGCTTTCGGAGTTTATTAGCCGTGCTGTTGATACGCAGGCAAAGCGGGATAAGGTCATGTTTGCAATGCGCCAAAAGGAATTGACAAGCGCCCAAGCAGGCGTATAATAAAATCAGGAGGGATAAAACGATGTTAGACGAAAAAGATTTACAGCAGGTCAAAGCGATTGCAGACGAGGCGCGGCGCGGGGCTGTGCATGATATGCAAGTGATCATCGAAAATACGATCATGCCGAGCCTCAAACTTCTGGCCGAAGGTCAAAAGACGATCTTGGAGACGATGACGCCGAAAACACGGGTTGACGAACTCGAGGACGAAATGCAGCTGTTAAAAGCTGTTATCCGGTCGCAGTCAGAGCGAATCGCGGCGCTTGAAAAGCGTCTTGCTTAATACGATGTTTTGTATATGCCGCTGTGAGGCCGTACAAGCCCCGCAGCGGCGTTTTTATTCTCCTGCATAAACTGAGCGGGTATAGTACTTCTGGCCGCGTGTGCGGCGTTATAACGAAAGGAGCGGGGGCTTCCCGCTCCTTTCGTCTATGTTTAGGGCTAAAGAACAGATGGTCAGCGCGCTGCAAGTGCTTTAGTAGCGCACCCGCGCAGTACCTCGCGCGGGATTTTGCAGAGCTGCAAAGGGTCGGCGGCCCCGCTCGCTCTGCCGACGGACACCGGGGCTTTCTCCCGGCTGTTGGCCTGTTACACCATCCTTTCGTTTTCATTCTTCAAACGCCTCTCTAAAGCACTGTTCCAGCGCGTTTTTGCTGCCCGCTGCTGCAGGCTTCAAGAACGGCTGCGCTTCCTGTCTCGACGTTCCAAGCTCCACATATGGAGCATATTCAACGTTTGTACCGACATAAACGGATAATTCATCATCATTCGGTGCTGCTCCGCTGTATTCGCCCGTCTGAATCACACCGTTTTTGGGCTTGTCGGCCTTGTACGACTGCACTGCAGGCTTTCGCCCAGCGAGTGCCCACGTGATACTGTTGCGCAAAAGGCCGGTGTCTACCGTCGCAAGCTGCTTTGCGGCTCTCTCTACCACCATACCGCACATCGTAAGCGCTTTCAACGCCCGCGACTCGATTTCCTCTTTGCATTCCGCACTATGATCTTTGAACTCAACGGTTGTCATGGTGCTTATCTCTCCGTTCCTGCCAGATTTCCCCGTAGCTCTCAAAGACTATTCCGAAGAATGCGCCCGCGAGGAAAAGTCCCGCCCCGATGATCATATATCCCATATCTGCCCCCTTAAAAATTCTCGATGACCTGTCCGGCCAGTTCTTCCCACCATTTTCCCATGCTGACAACCATATCGGGAGAGGTTGCGGCGTTTCGGTTGCCGCCGCGACCGGAGCAGTAGCTTGCAAGCCCTTCTAATTCATTCCACGCACGAAGAACTGCACCCGCGCCGTTTTTGCAGTTGTCGGAAAGCATGCGCAGCGCCGCCGCCTCTTTGATATCGCCCGAGGCAATACTTTCATCCAGCGCGTACTTGCCAAGCAACCTTAACATGGTGCTGTTCCCTTCGTATCTCTCTGCAAGGGAATAGTAATCCTCCACGGTCAGCACGCCAGCTTTCAGCAGCTCCACCGTATTTGCGTCGATCGCGTCCGGGTTCGCAAGGCCGTCTTTCTGGACATCCTTTTCAAGCTCCTTGCGCAGCTCTTTGCACCTCGCGTCAAACTCCGGCCAGACTTTTGTTTCTGTGATCTTGAATGCGGCCTCTGCTTTGTTCAATTCGAGTGCAGTCGTAGCAACGCGCAGCTGCTTGTTTGCTGCATCGTCATCCGGGCGCCATGCGCCAGCGTCTTCGTTGGCCTGCTGCGCCGCCTGCAGCTCTGCATAGGATTTTGCGTACTCGTCGCGGGCGGTTCTGAATGCAGCGTCGAGCTGCTTTGCGTATACGTTGTATTTTGTCATAATTTCCCCTTCTGCGTGTTCTCACGCCTGATAATTTCCTGTGCCTCTAATACCGTGTCGCGGCTGTAGCCCTCTTCGTAATCGAGCGGGTTCAGCGCAAGCACCGCCGCTTTT